ATGTCATTTAATGCGGCAAATATATAATTTTAAAGCATATTAGCAAAAATATTAGGGGAAAATTTAAGTTATATGCGATATTTTTATATTTTTGCCCACAAAGTTTAACAACTGCGATTATATTTTTGAAAAACAAGAATATATAAGCATATAAAAGGATAACGAAAATGGAAATTGGGACTTTATGGTTTGGTGCAGATATTGACCTCACCAAGTTGCAACAAAAAATCCAGAGTGGCAATCAAAGCATCCTTGATGCTCTGAAAATGAATTATGACCCGCAAAGTTATAATCAGATGGTGAGCAAGCTAAAGGCACAGCTTGATAACGAGGTGTTTCGTATCAAGATAGAAACAAACCCTCTTAATGTGCAGCAAAACCTTCAACAGACTTTGAATAGTATTAGTTCTGGCTTGAACACGCCCAAGATGGATATGAGTCAATTAAAGGGTATTCCAGCTATGACGAGGGATATTTTAGACCAAAGGGAAGCTATAAGAGATACTAAAGCAGAAGTAGACAGATTAAAGCAGTCTTGGGGACAGGCTATAAATACTTATGGTAGACATTCAAGACAAGCAAGGGACGCTTACGAGACTTACGATAAAGCAAGGTATGCGCTCCGTGAAGGACGATACCAACTTGAAGGAATGAATATAGCAAGAAGTCGTGCCACACTTGCTCAATCTGAATTGAATAAGCAAACAAGAGAAGCATCAAAACTTGCAAAGCAATGGAACTCAGACAGCCTACGTCTTAACACTACTCTTGCTGGCGGTGTTCATATCTCTACACAACTTGGTAGCGCACTCAGCACTCTGTTTGCTATTGATTATGCGCGTCAATTCCTTGGTAATGTTATTGAGATTGGTGGTCAGCTTGAAAAACAGCGTATCAGTATTGGTGCTATCCTTGGTGATACCGTTAAGGCTACCCACCTGTTTGAACAGATTAAGGGATTGGCACTCAAATCTCCGTTTGGTGTTGTTGAACTTGACCAGTACACTAAACAGCTTTCTGCATACGGATTCAAGTATAATGAGCTGTTTGATATGACTAAACGACTCGCTGATATTTCTGCTGGTGCTGGTACTGATATTGGCCGTTTGACTCTTGCACTCGGACACGTCCGTTCTGCTACTTACCTTACTGGTATCACATTGCGCCAATTCTCTATGAATAACATTCCAATGTTGAAGATGTTGGCCGACTACTACACAGAGGTAGAAAAGAAAGCCGTATCTACAGCAGAGGTGCAGCAGCGTATATCGAAACGTCAGGTAAGCTATGAAGATGTGATTGAGCAAATCCGTAGACTTACAGACGAGGGCGGTATGTTCTACAATATGCAAGAAAAGATTTCAGAATCGCTTGCAGCCAAATTCAAGAATCTCCGTGATGCTATGGATATTATGTACGGAGAAATGGCTGAGAGTTTTGTGGGTGATGCTTTAAAGGATTTGGCAGAACAACTACTAAAACTTACCCGTCACTGGAAAGAAATTGCTTGGACTCTTGGTATGGCTGGTGCAGCATTTGTTGCCAACAAGCTGTATATTGGAGCTAACACAATGGTAATGAAGGGTAATACTGCACAAACAATCAAGCAGATTATGGCCACAAAACAATTAGAGGCCAACAATCTACGTGCAGCAGCTACCTACAGAACCCTTACTCAGCTTGAACAGGCAAAGATATTGTCCGCAGGCCGCCTTACCGCACAGGATATTACTCTTGCTCTGGCTACAGATAAGCTCACAAAAGACGAGCTTCTTAACGCTATTGCTCTGAAAAAGGTTCAAGAGGCCGAAATACAGACACTTGTAACAACAAAGGTGCTTACACAAGCAGAAGTTGATGCTGCATTGGCGGCTGGAGTCTGGGAAACAAGACTTGCGTCCGTACAAATGAGACTCAAAAATATGTTCTCAGGTATCGGTATGGGTACGTGGGCATCGCTCGCATTGATGGTCGGCACATATCTTGTTGCTGGCTATAATGAGTGGAGTGACAAGATTGAGGATAAGGCCAAGGAAATGGCCGATGTTATCAAGTCTCGCGTCATTGATATTCAGAAGATGCAGAAGAAGATGAATGACGAGGGTAAGCCTAAAGATAACACTGCACTCAAAGGCCGTATTGATGATATGAAACAAGTACTGGCCAACTCTGAGGCGTACACAAAGACTCTTGACGAACAGGTGTCAAAGGCTAATAGTCTGTCAGAGCAGTACGATATTCTTGTAAAAGCTACAGATAAGGCTTTAATGAAGAATAAGCTGATGCTTGATTATCAAGAGCAAGCAGCCAGTATGATTAAAGCTAGTTCTTTGGGTAATGCAGAAGGTGTGTTTACAGGACACGGATTCTGGGAATTTCCTCTACTTGATTACTTCTTTGATGATGATATATCACAGAACATTAAGCAGACTCTTGAATCATATAAAGACTTGCGTACCGTAATAGATAATGCTTGGGAATACAAAGATGCTATCAAGAACGTTATCGAGGAAATGGTTAATTCTGGAGAAGTTTCTAAGACTTTTGCAGAACAACTCAAAAATGCACCTTTTGAAGAGCAAATACGTTTGCTTTCCGAAAGCGGTTATTGGGATAAGATAGTTGAAAGGATAGTTAATACCGATGTTAACTTCATCAACTTTGCTGACAATATTAAAAAAGCGTCAGACGGAGTAACTGAAAAGTGGGACGAGATAACCAACAATGACGTTCCCAAGATGATGAAGAAAGCCGCTAAAGACAGAGGGGTTGAAGAGAAGGAGTTTAATACGTGGTGTCTAAATAATGTTGATGACTTTAAGATGATGCTAGAAAGCATTGCTGACCAGTTAGACATCAAAGCACCAGAGATACGAAGGAAGCTCAAAAATGTTTTCTATGATTATGCTCGTCTAGCTCTATTGGCAGAGCAGATGAATGGTAATGAAGGACTTGCGGCTGGAGCACTTGCTGGTGCTTCGCTGTTCACAGACGAACGCTTAAAGAAGCTCTTAGATGAAGATGGAAATGCTGACATTAAAGACGAGAATAAAACAGACCCTTCAAAGAACGGCAAGAAGGATAAGAGGCTAGAAGCCGCAAAGACCAAGTTGGCCGAGTACAAGGCTTTCCTGTCCGAATACAAGAAGTATCGTGAGCATTACGACAAGGAGAGCGCAATCAATATTCTTGAAGGACTCTTCCCTAGCCTTAAAGGTAAGGGCTACGAAATCGTTGATAACTATATTTCTCTTTTGGACGAGTTGAAACTATCTACAGAAGAAAACGCAGAGGCCAGAAAGAAGTTCAATAACGAGATTGATAAGACAAAGGCTGATACCTCGCTAGAGGAAAAGAAGCGTCAGTTGAAGGAAAATGCCGAGGCAATGAAGGAATACTATACCAAGATGGAAGAGCAGTGGAAGAATTATCGTTCATTGCTTGGTAAGTCTGGTGGTAATCGCGAAATTGCACAAATGGCATTTAACGAAAAAGGCCGTATCTGGGACGAGACCGCCAAGAATATGCTGGAAATGTTTAAACAGAAGGTCAGTGAGCTTGGTGTCAACCTGAGTATGGATTTTAACTGGAATATGAACGAGAGCCAGTTAAAGAAGGAACTTGTTAACTCAAAGGGTTTGGTGCAGACAGAGCTTGTAGAGCTGGCTAAAGAAATACAGAAAGTCACCAGAGACAATTTTGTTAAGTTCGCAGAAGATACCGCGACAGCTTACAAGAAATCGCTTACTGAGGCTCAGAAACTCAAAGAGCTTGAAGAGCAAAGACTTGATTTAATTGATAAGCGCAATAATGCGAACACAGACGAGCAAAAAGCAAACTATGATATTCAGATAGCTGCAAAGGAAAAAGAAATTGCTAATCAGACTTGGGCAGCGTTCAAAGAAACAGAAGAGTGGGGTAGAATATTCGCCAACCTTGACAATATCAGTACCGCTACCTTGGAGGGTATGCTACAGAAACTACGCGATATAGTCCCGCAGCTACAGATTAGCGAAGAAGCTACTAAGCAAGTCTATGAAGCAATGGATAAGATGCAAGAAACTCTTATAAAACGCAATCCGTTTGCTTCTTTAGGAGAATCATTATCGCGTGTTTCTCTATTGCGTAGCCTGTTAAAAGGTTACAAGAGTAGCGAAGCTGACAAGATGGTCGGATTAAGCAAAGAGTCAAGAGGAAAACTTGGTATCAACAAAAAAGAAGCATCAGTTGGTGAGTTGTTCGACAAATTACGCGAGGAAGAGAATAAATTCCTAAGTAGTATTGGTTCTATAGGAACAGCTTTCAAAAGCCTACAAGATGTTTTACAGCCAGTTATCGAACTCTTTGATTACCTTGGTAACGAGGATTTAAGCAACTTCTTTGCTATTGGTAGTAACGCGCTTGGTAGTGCTGCAAGTGCCGCAAACGGCATAGGTGCTATTAAGGGTTTGTTCAAAGATGATAGCAGCATAGGCAAACTTCTTGGTGGTGCTTCGCCTTATGTTGCAGCCGCAGCAGCAGGGTTAAGTGTCATATCTTCTTTGTTCGCTATGCACGATGCTGCACTACAAGAGGAAATTGAAGCATCAGAGCATCGTCAAAAATTGATGGAGAATCTGGTTAAGAACCTCGAAAAATTGCTTGAAAGAACTCTTGGTGGCGCATACAACACCAAAGCTGGAAAAGAAATGATAGAGGCTCTTGTTAAAGAGGTTAAGAATCCCCTTTATGGAGAAACACTACTCGGTCTTAATATCAAGAATCCATATAAATCCTATATTTCTCAGGAAACAATCAGCGCAGTTAAGGAAGCTGAGAAAACAAAGTCGTATTACGATGCAGCTTATGCTTCATTGCTTGCGCAAAGGGATGAATTGCAACATCAGATGGAGCTAGAAAGTGACAAAAAGAAATCTGACAGCAACGCCATTGATGATTATAAGCAGCAGATAAAGGAAATGGACGATGAAATAAAGCACTTTGCCGAAGATATGGCAAAATCGCTTTATGACATTGACGTTAAGAGTTGGGCGGCAGAACTTGGTGATGCACTATTTGAGGCTTGGCAAAAGGGCGAGAGTGGTGCAGAGGCTTTCAAGAAAAAAGCCAGCGAGATTATGGCAGAGGTTTCTAAGAATATCGCAGTTACCAAGCTGATAGAAACCGCAATGCAACCAACACTTGATGCTATAGTAAACGAAATGGAGCGTACTAAAGGTATGCTTGACCAGAGTAGTATAGAAGAAATAGCCAAACAAATGGCTATTGTTGGCGGGACTCTTCCTGAATCTTTCAACGCTCTTATGGATGGCATCAACGAGGGCTTGAAACGTGCAGGGTTAACAGACTTGAAAGAACTTGCTAACGAATCCAAATCTGCCACACAGAACGGTATAGGTAAGGCAATAACAGAACAAGATACCTCTTTATGGAGTAGCTACCTTAACGGAATACGTCTCGACACAAGCGTTATCCGTGCTACAGAAGCTCTACACCTACCAGCTATATCAACAGCCGTTCAAAGAGTATCTGTACTGGCCGAAACTCAGGTTGCTCACTTACAGCAGATTGCCGACAATACAAAGCGAAATGCAGATGCAGCAGATAAGATTTACGATGTGGTACATAGGATTGAGACAGGAGCAACAAGGCTCACTATTAAATAAGAAAGCGGAGGCCAACCCTCCGCTTCTTTATTTCTTTACCACCAATCCTAATTCTATTTCTTTATCGTCTGATACCTCTTTCTTCATAATAAAGTACTTAACATTTCCATTG